TTGATAGTGAAATAGACAGAATAGCTGCTAAAGATATTACAAATATAAAAATTAATGTTGGTAGAGCTGAACAAAAATTACAAAGTCAAATTTATTCAACTAAAGTTATGGGCAAAGCTCAAGAGTATGGAACTTATGCAAAAATTGGAGCTGCAGTATTAAAAACAGGAGCTTATGCTAAATCTATGAAAGCACCAAAAGGTCAATATGATGGAGCAGGTTCATACGTACAATATTTAGATAATCCAACAGCATATAGTGGGAGTAATTAATGGCATTAAAAGAAGGTAAAAAAACAGTTAGTTTAAAAGCTTCGGTAGCTGATAATATTGGAATACCTAAATTTCCAACTACAACAATAGGAGCAGAATTAGCTGCACCAATTGCAGATGTTATTAGTACATTTCAAAAAACAGCAGAAGCAGATGCAAAAGCAGATTGGCAATTTAATTTTAATCAACAATCTAGAGATCATTATTTACAATTAAAAGATAAATTTAAATTTGATCCAGATGGCATGAGAAATGCTATTGATAATTATTCAAAAACTGTTTTATCAAATACACCTAGTGCATTTAAAGGTGTTGCTGAAAACTTATTAGCTCAAAAGAATTTAGCTAATATGAATTATGCAACAACTAATTATGAAGCTAAAAAAACAGAAGATGCTTTAACAGGTTGGGCAATAACAAAAGATGAATTTAAAATAGATACAGGTTTTAATTTAGATACAATTACATTAAATCCTAATTTAAGTATTTTAGATATTAATAGTCATATTGGTAATGTAGCATTTAAAAATTTAAATCATAACTACGGTACAGCAGAAGAAACTTTAGTTAATACTATGAGATACAAAGGTACTCAACTTCAAAAAGATTTAAACTCAGATATTATAGATATTGAAGCTTTAAGAGTATTTAACATAATGAAAAAAGTAGGAAAAGTAGATGGAATGAATTACTTTACAAATTATGCTATGGGAGATGATAATTTACCTGTAACTCCAGATGATGTTAATAATCCAATATTTCAAAAATATGCTGAATCTATTAGAGATCCATTTACTAGAGGAGAAATAGTTAAAAAAATTAAAAATCTTTATGATGATTATAATGGTAAAAATGTTGGTGCATTAAAAGATGTTAAACAAAAATATAATTTAAATGGATTACAAGATCCAGGTGGAATATTAGATGTTAATAATTTTAGAGATGGTAAAGGAAATGCTACTGATTATGTAATTAATAATATGCCAGGTATTTCAGAAAACGATTTTGAAAAAGCTGTAGAAATTGTAGATAAAAATATTAAAGCACAAGGATTAGTAAACAAAGCTCTTAATTTTGAAATAGTTGATACATTTGAAAATGATGATCAAAAAAAATTATTTGAAACTGCTTTACTTAGAAGATATGGAATTAACGATACTAATATAACTGATATAAATAATCCTCAATTTGCAACTGCAATGGAATTATTTAAAAATCAAAATATTGAACCTAGAGCTGTTATTTCTAAATTAAATACAAATTATAATGTAAATTTTAAAACTCCAGGAATGTTAGATAAATTTAAAGAAAATTTAGCATTGTATAATTACATTAAATCAAAAGATATGTTTCCTACTTTACCTATTGAAAATGAATTTATTTATAAAGAAGCTGAAAATATTGGAATTATGTCAATGTCTAGTAATGAAATGGCAGCAGATCGTTTAAATACTATTGTTCAAGATATTCCTAATTATGAAAAAAATAAAACAAAAATTACTACTCATTTAGCTGAAAATACTCCTGCTGTTGTAGAAGGATTTAGATGGGCTATAGATAATTTAGATATTAATACTGATACATTTTGGTTAAAACAAGTTTTATTTCCATCTGGTAAAAATAAATATTCTCATATGTTTATACCAGAAAGTACAAGTTTATTACCATATAAAACTACATTAACACCACAAGCACAATCAGTTTGGTTAAATCATACTATTAATCAATTAACACATATGTATGGTGGAAAAAATATTGATATTACTACAGATGATGGAAAAAGAATGTTTTATGCTGCTTCTATTCAAGCATTAAATGTTATGAATAAAGAAGGTTATGGAGCTACAAGATTTAATGGAACTGGTGAAATAACTATTACAAAAAATGCTTATGAAGATAAAGTTGGATTTACTGGTCAAGGACTTGAAAATGCAATTATTGCACAAGGAAATTATTTAAAAGCAAATTTAAGTAAAAGTGAACAAATTGAAAGATTTGGAGGTTATTTTAAACCATTTAGTAAAGAACAATTACCATATGATATTAGTGATTTAATTAAAAGAGAAATTGATACTGGTATGAAAAATATAATTATAGAACCTACTGGTACAATGAATCAATATGGTAAACCAAATTATCATTTAAAATTATTACATGATGTAAATGGATATAAAGTTGCAATTAATTTAACACAAGGTGATAATTATTTTGATCCAACAGGATTAGGAAGTAATAAAATGGTATCTGATAAATTACCTGCTAATAGAGCTCAATTATTAAATACTGTTGCTGAAATAAAATTTGATAAATTTATGAAAAATTATGGTCAAATTATTGATGGAGATTCTAAAATAGAAGGATGGATAAGAAAATTTTTATTTTCTACTACTAAACAATTGCTTGATTTAGGTGATTATAAATTTTATCCAGATGTTCCTTTATTAGATGATGTGCCAAAAGAAGTAAAACCTTTTGGTTTTATTTTTAAAATGTTAGGAAAAGATGTTTCTCTTGATCAATATTATGAACAAGGTGCAAAAATTAATAATGAAATTAATGAAATATTATCTTATGATCAACAAATATTAAAAAACTCAAGAATATCTGAAAAAGATAAATTAATTGAATCTGCTTTTCCACCACATAAAACTTCTTATACACAACAAAATCTTCAATATAAATTTAGACAACACGTTTATAATAATATTGATAATAAAAAATTACCATTAACATTTAGAACTAATAACTATATGGCAGTTATGAAAACAGATTCTACATGGGATGGTGAAATGAAAGATGTTAATACTGGTAATCAAGCTGCTGTTTTTGCTAGTCCTGTAGATTCTATTAGAGCTGGAATGAGAGTAATGATTAATAACTCATCTTTATCACCTACAGAAACTACTAAAAGATATGGAGATAATCCTACAGTTGAAGAAATCTTAACATCTTATGCTCAAGATTCTGCTTCTTATTTAGAAGCATTAGAGCAAAAAACTAAATTTACTAGAGATACTAATATTAATTTTTTTGATACTAATCAAATGTTAAAATTAATTAAATTTATGATTGAACATGAAATGGGAGATGAATTTAATAATTACTATCCACCAGAAAATCAATTGTTTTTAGATGGTATGATTTTAGAAGGATATAGAAAAGGAATTAATTCTTATGGTGGTACTTTAGGAAAAATTAAATAATGACAGCTTTTCCGTTTACACCTAAAGAAGCTGAACAACAAGCTGTTGAAAGAGAAACACCAGTTAAATTTAATTTAGTATCTGATTTTACTTCTGGATTTGCTGAAGAAAATCTTTCTACAATTGCAATTAATTATATGGTTAATCATCAAGATTTTCCAGAACAAGAAGGTTATAATCCAAAAGATGATCCTCAAGTAAAACCTTATGAAGATTATTATGATCATTTTATGTTTAGCAAAAGTAGTGCAGAAACTACTGCTATTATAGATAAATTAAATAAACACGCTGAAAATAATTATGCTAGTCCTTGGTATCATATTGGAAGAATAACTGGTGCATTTTTAGATCCATCAAGTTTATTATTATTTAGCAAATATGGTCAATCAGCTAAAATATTTGGTAGTGCATTTACAGCTGAAGAATTAGCAAAACAAATGTTAGATCCAGTTAGATCTGATGATTATGTTCCTTGGGTTATTGCTGGTGGATATGGTGTTCCTTATTTACTAAATAAAATGAGTAAAGGTCAAATACCAGCTAATATTCAACAAAAACTTATTGAGCAGATGAAGCTTATCATGCTCCTAAAAGTTTAACTGTTGATAATAAAATTTATATTGATGGTAAATTTGTAGATCCTAATCAAAAAGTTAAAACAAGTTCTGTTGGAGCTGCTAGAACTGAAGAAAAAGCACAACCAACTCCAAAAGAATTATTTGAAGGAGAAAGTTTTATTAAAACTAGATTAGGTTTATTTGGTGAAGATGGGCCTTGGACACCTGTATTTAGATTGGTTAAATCTAAATCATTAAATGCAAGAAAAATGATTGCAGATATTTTAGATACTCCATTACTTAAATTAAAAAATACTGAAAAATATGGATTTCAAGCATCTGAAGCTTCTATTGAAACTAAGTTAAGAATGATGGAAGTTGGTAATATAGAAGCTATGCAAGGTATTAAACAACAATACTTAGCTTATCTTAAAAGAGTACAAGGTAAAGAACCAACTACTGAATTAGGTATTAATTTGTCAAATAGATTTAATAATGATTATATGTCTATATCTCAATTTGGCACAGAAGTTGCTAAAGCAAGATTAAATAAAATGCAACATGATGTACCAGAAGTAGCAGCTGCTGCTAGAATTACTCAAGAAAAAGTTTACGGCCCACTTGGTAAAGAAGTACAAGAACTTGGTATTCGTAAAATACCAATTGAGCAAGAACTTAAATTTTGGGAATCTGCATTAGATACTATGAAAAGAAAAAAAGAAGGAACTATTAGTTTTAAATCTAAAATAGATGGTCAAACTTCTCAATATACAGCTACAGAAATAAATAATAAAATTACAAAATTAAAAGAAAGATTAATTAGAGCTGAAAAATTAGTAGATGATTATATTAATATTATTTACAATAAACCTGCAATAGAACAAAATAAAAATTTATTTAGAGAAATTATTAGAGAAGATTTTATTAAACGTGGTTTAGTAATTAATAATAAAAAATTAAATCAATTAGTAGAAGATTTATCAAATCATTTTCCTTTTATTAGATTTGAAAAAACTAAATACACAGATAACGTAGATGATTTAATTTATGAAAGATTTGCATTTAATAGACCTAGATATGCTAGATCTACTAGAGCTAGAGAGTTAAATTTATTACCAGAAACACAAGCTAAGTTAATGGATAATAATTTTATTGTTAGTGATATATTTTCTTTAATGAAATCATATTATAGACAAATATCTCCAGATATATTATTTACTAAAAAATACGGTGATCCTAATGCTTTAGGTATTAAATATATTTCTGAAGCAGAATCAATGACTAGTCCTGGTATTTATCAAGTAGCTAGTGAATATAATAAAAGAATTAATTTAGCTAGTAGTAAAGAACAAAAATTAAAACTTGTTAAAGAACGTAATCAAGTATTAGAAGATTTAGAATCATCTGTTGAACTTGTTAGAGGTACTTTTGGATTACCTGCTAATCCTCATCATTGGACTTCTAGAGCTATGAGAGGAATGAAGTATTATAATGCTCTTACTATGCTTACTGGATTTATGGCAGCTGTATCTGATGTAGCTAGAACAGTTATGACTTCTGGTATTGAAAGAGGATTTAAAACTCAATTTGAAATGTATGGAGATATGTTATCTGGTAAAAATGGTTTAGGTATTTTTAAATTAGGTAAAAAAGAAGCTAATTCATTTGCTGAAGCTGTTGACATGATTACAGGTCAAAGAGCTATGTTATTTTCTGATATTGGAGATATGTTTGGAATGGGATCTAAAGTAGAAGGTGCTTTAGGTAAAGCAGCAAATTTTAATTTTATGTATATTAATATGATGTCTAGATGGACAGAATTTATGAAAGCAGCAGCTTCTGTTACTATTGGATCAAGAATATTAGAAGATTCTATTAAATGGTCTAAAGGTCAAACATTAAGTAATAAATGGAAAACTGCTTTAGCTTCATCTGGTATTGATGAGCAAATGGCAAAAAGAATTGCTAATGAGTTTGAAAAACATGGTACTAAATTAGAACATAACTTTATGGCTAATACAGCTGAATGGACAGATGATGCTGCCAAACAAGCTTTTGGTGCAGCTCTTAATAAAGATATTAATATTACAATTGTAACTCCAGGCAAAGGAGATACTCCTTTATGGATGTCTTATGAGTTAGGATCTACAATTGCTCAGTTTAAAAAATTTGCTATGGCAGCTAATCAAAGAATGTTGATGAGAGGTATGCAAGAAAAAGATATGGATTTTTTATTTGGATCTTTTTTATTATTAGGTTCTGGTATGATGATAGATGCAATTTATCATGAGTTTAGATTTGATAAAGATTATTCTAAATTATCTCTTACACAAAAATTACTAAATGGTTTTGATAGATCTGGATTAGCAGGAATCTATACAGATGTTAATAGATCTATTGAAGCTCTTACAGATAATAGAATTGGTATTGGCCCATTACTTGGAGAAGGTAAACCATATGGTTCATCAATGAAATCTAAAGTAGGATTATTGGGCCCATCAGCAGGACAAATTTATAATGTATTTGATATTTTATATGACGTAGGATCTAATCAGTACAATCACTATACGGCTCGTAATGTGCGTAGATTAATACCACTTCAAAATGTATGGTATACTGACTGGTTATTTGATGACATAGAAAAAGGACTTCGTTAATGGCTATAATTATATCTGATACAGAACCTCGAGTTCAATATACTGCAACAGCTGGACAGACTAGCTTTACTGTTCCATTTGAATTTTTTGCTAATGCAGATTTAAAAGTATTTAATGGTACAACACAATTAACTTTTGCTGCATCACCAAGTACAGCATCAGAATATTCGGTATCTGGAGCAGGACAAACTGGTGGTGGATCTATTACACTAGGTGGATCTGGTGCAACATTAAATGATATTATTACAATTTATAGAGATTTAGCTATCGAAAGAACTACAGACTTTCCAACATCTGGAGCTTTTCAAATCAACTCACTTAATACTGAATTAGATAAAATTATTGCTATGGCTCAGCAATTAGAAAGAGATTTAAAATTCTCTCCAAGAGCTGCTGCTA